TTTTTTTTTTCTCCGGGTGTAAATTCTTTAATTGTAAATGGTTCTGTGATATATTTTAAATTACTTATATTTTGATTTTTTTTTAATCCATCAGTATTATATTTGTGTAAATTTTGCAAAATAAAATGATTATAACCTAACTTAAGTAATGGATATGAATTATCATTACTAAATTCAATATTATAATCTATATCTTTTAAATTAAATGTGCTTTCATTTAATTTAAAAATCAATGGCTTAAATGTATTGAAAATTGACATTATTATAATTAATAAATATATAAAATTTAATTCAATTTTTTAATATATAAAATAGGGTAATAAATAAAAGTATATTATTAAGAAATTCATCTTGTCATTAAATTATAAGAACAATTATTTTATGACTAATCTAAATTTTTAAAGTATTCACTTCAGAATGTCAAGAACTGACGTGCAACGATATATTCTTATAACATAATAAAGTGTGAAACTCAAATCATCTTAAAAAGTTAAAAACGTTCAAGTTTATCAAGATAAATAAAAAATTTTAAAACTTTGTCAATACACAACCGAGGGACTTTTGCTAAAAAGCGATGTTTTTCCATCAAGTGTGAATCATTTAAGCCCAGTCTCCACTACCATCAATGTTGAGTTTGGCATCAAAATCATCTTCTTCAGAAGCGCTGACATCATTACTTGGGCGTTTTAAAGCTCTAAAAGCTTCAAACACTTCACCATAAAGAACAGGATGAGCCCAAATTCCTTTGTCATTCACAACAATTTTCCAAGGTCTGTGGTCAATTAAACAAACAAAACCATCAGAAGAAAAAGTTTTTTCTTCAAAGATTTCTTGATTGATAATCAAACCTCCTGCAGAAGGTTCTTTTCCTTGGATTGTCAATCTGATTGAGCCTTGAAAACCATCTTTTCTGTCAAAGAGAGCTGAAACTTCAATTCTCTTGAATTCAGTGGCATTCAAAAACTTATCCTGAAGAATGTAAGTCTTTCCTTCAGCTTCAATTGTTTTGGCGGAATTCAACAATCCAAAAGTGAGTGAAAATGTATCACACATATAGGAATTTTTTTTTGTCGAAACACATGAAATTGGAACTTTTGTTCCATTCAATAAGAATGTTTTTTCTTCAAAAGAAATTTTTCCTTTGTTGGAAGGGGGGCTCTCTTTTTTCTCATTGAGAAAGTTTCTGGAAAGAAAATATTCCTTTCCATCATGACTGATTACATCAGAACTTTTGAGAGATTTGTATCCCACACAGTTGAAATCCAACATATATGAGTTTCCTTTGGAAAGAGCGTTAACAGTCTTTTTCTCACCATTCACGGTGAAAATAGTTTGAACAAAGATAGGACCGGACATTTTTAATAAATTACAATAAAAATAGCTAATTAACTCTAATATGTTAGAAACTTCAGTGATTTTATTTTTCAATTTTTTTTGTGATATTATAGATATAAAATATAAAAATTGATTTTAATATATAACTATATATATAATAAAGAATATGGTTATATTGGATACTTTAGAAAAAGAAGTGATTGATAAAATTAAGAAATTTATAGATAAATATGATAAAAGTAAGAATGAATTAGAATTATCATTATTTCAAAAAACAGATTTATTAACATTAGAAAGATTTAATAATTTAAATAGTGTATTAAATATAATAACCTCTAAAAATGATAAATATAAGTTTAGTAATTCCACTCAATTAGACATAATCTTAAGTTGTAAAACAAAAGATAATGTATTAGAAAATTATAGAATAACTGTAGACAATGTTGATACTATAAATGATTATATTAAAATGTTTAGTAAGAAGAGAAATGAATTAATTTTTAGCACATTATTAAAACTTGCTATTGGTAAAAAGAATAATGATAATTTAAAGGTTATTAAAAAGGTGAAAGATGTTAATAAATATATAACAATATTGAATTATTACATTAAAATAAAATTGGATGAAGAATTAGAATTAACAAAGGAAGAAAAGAGTAAATTATCAAATGTAAATAAAAACTTTAAAAAAGGTGAATATAAAATATTGTATCGTTTTAAAAGTAGAAACAGTTATTTTATTACAAAGAATAAAAATGTATTTAGATTTGACTTAACATCAGTAAAACAAGCAAATAATATTAATAACATTGAAGATGCTATATCAAAAAATGAAGTAGAATTAGAATGTTTATTAAGTGATAAAAAGGTTGCTATGGAAGAAATGTTTTCATTGAGTGAAAATATTATTAAAATAGTTCAACAAACCAATAATATTGTAAGTGTAGAAAAAAATACTGAAATAATTGATTTGTATAAAAACTTATTAGGAAGTAATGAAACAATAATAAAATTATTAGGAAGACAACCGGTTTCATTAGATTTAGAACAAACCGTTGATAATTTACCAAATAATTATGCTGTGACTGATAAATCAGATGGTGAAAGATTTATGTTAATTGTTAAAGATAAAAGATGTTTTTTAATATCAAATAATTTAAATGTGAAGGACACTGGAATTGACATTAATAGTAAATTTAATAATAGTATATTGGATGGAGAATATATATTTATTCAGGAGTATAATAAATATTTGTATATGGTGTTTGATTGTTTAGTATTGTCTGGTATTGATTATAGAAATGAAGCAAGATTAATGAAAAGATTATCTGTAACAGATGAATTGATTAATGATATTAATAAAGTAAATGTAAAATTTAAGGAAATTAAGACAGATGATATAGATAATATGAATAAAATATTAAATATTCATAAAAATAATTTGTATTCAATGTATGATGATATTATGAGTAATTTAAAAAAGTCAAAAAATAATGTAATTGTAAGAAAAAAATATTTTGTAGATGTTTATGGTTTAAAAGATAATGAAATATTTTATTATTCTGATTTATTGTGGAATACATTTACTAAAGATAAAGATATGAATTGTCCTTATGAATTAGATGGTTTAATTTATCAACCTTTAGAACAAAAATATGAAATAAATGCAAAAAAGTCAAAATTATCTGATTTAAAATGGAAACCAGAAAATATGAATTCAATTGACTTTTATATTGAATTTGAAAAAGACCCAAAAACTAATAAAATTTTGGTTGTATTTGACGACACAATTAAAACATATGATGATGATGATGAAGTTGAAGAAAATACAAATGATGAAAGAAGTTATTATTATATATGTAATTTATATGCTGGAAATAAAATAGGAGGTCAAGAAAAACCAGAACTATTTTCAATGAATAAAAAAGAAAGTAGATGTTATTTATTAATAAATGAAGATGGAAATGTAAGGTCAATTGATGGTAAAATAATTAATGATAAAACGGTTGTGGAATTTTATTATGATAGAATTACAGAATTAAATGATTATATGAGATGGACCCCTATGAGAACACGATTTGATAAAACTGAAAAAGTTAAAAAATATAAAACAAATTATGGTAATAGTTTAGCGGTTGCACATAAGATTTGGAAAACAATAATGTCTCCAGTAACTGATAATGACTTTATGGAATTAAAAGATAATTCAAAGTATGATAAATATATAAAAGAAATGAGAAGTAAAATTGATGAAGGACCAAAAAGTTTTATTAAAGATGAAGAATATTATAAAGATAAAGGAAGATATGCTCCATTTAATCAATTTCAAAATTGGGTAAAAACACAAATTATTTATACTTATATAAATTATCTATATAATTATGAAATGCAATATCGTGTAATTGATTTTGGTTCTGGCAGAGGTGGAGATATACAAAAGTTTTATTATACATCTGTAAAAGATTATGTTGGTATTGAACCTGTTAAACAGTCAATTTATGGTCATAATAATGCATTAAGTAGATATAAAAAATTTAAAAAACAATATGCTAATTTTCCTCCAATGTCATTTATTCAAGGCGATGCCACTTGTTTATTAACATATGAAGATCAATTAAGATCTCCAGAAATACAAAGAATGGATGAAGACCAAATAAAATTATTTAATAAATTTTTTGGAGAAAATAATAAAACATATTTTGATAGAGCAAATTCAAGTATGTCATTGCATTATTATTTAAAGAATGAAAATTCTTGGAGCAATTTTTGTCAAAATTTAAATGATTATTTAAGACCAGGAGGTTATTTAATATTTGAAGTAATGGATGGTGATAAAATAAGAAAATTATTAAAGAATAATAATGAATATATTTTAAATCATACCGATGAAAATGGAAATAAAAAAATGATATTTGGTTTAAAAAAGAAATATGATGATAATAATAAAACACATTTAGGAGATACAATTGACGTTCATTTAAATTGGATTTATGACGATGAGCAATTTGTTTCTGAATATATAGTTGATCATGATTTTATGATTAAGTCATTTAAAGAAAAATGTAATATGCGATTAATTGAAAGTGAAAATTTTAAAACAATTTATGATGATAGTGAAAATTATTTAAATAATGTTGTTAATAATGAGACTAATGGCAATAAATTAGGAAATATAAAATTTTCTAAAAATACATATTCATTTTACACTGATGAAAGTGATATTAATAAAATATATAAGGATATTTCTTTCTTATATAGATATTATGTATTCAAAAAGGATGAGGGTAATTTGAAGGAAGTTAAGGATAAATATTTTGGAAAGAAGAGCACAATTTATACAAGAAAATAAAAATTGAAATTTATTTAAAAATATTAATTTAATAATAGTATATTGATAATGGAAGCATTTGATAGTAATGAATTGTCAAAGGCCATTGATATGGTTGAAACAAATAATGAGATTATTATGAATTATTTAAATAATAATACTTGGGAATTAATGCAAGAAAAAAAAAATAAAAATAATGGTGTATTAAAAAAATCTATAGTGGATAATGTTAATAAATCTGTAATAATGGAATCATTAAATACTCTTAATAATAATAATTTTGATAATTCGGTTAATAATATTAAAAGTTTAACATTTAATAATATTGAAGAATTTAAAGAACTTGTTGTATTGGTATTTAACAAATTAAAATCAACAATTAAAGCTAATAAAATGTTTATTGCAAGATTATGTTATAGTATTAAAGATATGTATTATATTGATGATGATAATAATAAAAAAACATTTGAAAATTTATTAAGAGATTATACTAAATTTGAGTATGATAATATTATGAAAGAATATGAACAAGATAAATCAAATAAGATATTGTCAGCAATTGTATATTTATATCAATCATCTTTTTTTGATTTGAATATAATTAATATAATTATTGATGATTTAAAAAAAGATATTGAATACAATGAAGAAACATTTAATAAAGCAAATGTTGAAAATAAGATTGATATGTCTTGTCATTTATTGAATGAAATAACAATTGATGAAAAAATAGAATTTATAGTTAATAATATGATAGAATTATTAAAAACTCTTCCAAAGTTATATGGTAAAACTATTTCAACTAAATTCAAAATTAAGATTATGAATACTGTTGAAAATAGATAATTAAAATTTTTTTATTTAATAGTAATAATTTAATCATTATTACTTGTAGAATTATTATCTTCATCATCACTATCACTTGAAGATACATTATCTGATTTTGTAATATTTACAATTTCTTCATTTTTAGAACTAAAGAACCAAGAATAAAGGAATTTAAGAACAACAATTAATACAATAACAATTATGAAAATGCTAAAAAGTGATAATTCATATCCAAAAATAAGAAAATTAGTTGAAACAATATTATCACTTGGTGAAATATTATCTGAATTATCTGCTAATGAATTAAATAATTTATTAGTAATTTCATTGCAAGTTTTATTTACTAAATTTACAGTATCCATATTAAATATTATTTATAAATAATAATACAATAAAACGCTTAAATATATTTTTAAATAAAAATTGAATTTAAATAATAAAATATTATTATAACTTAATATGAATAATGAAAAATATGCATTTGAAAATGATAAAACATCTTGGATTGAAAAATATAGAATAATAAAATTAAAAAACATTATAGGACAGGATGAAATAATTAATTTTATGATTAATATAACTAAAACACTTGAAATGCCTAATTTATTATTATGGGGTTCTCCTGGTGTAGGTAAAACCAGTTCAGCTTTATCATTATGTTATGAATTATATGGTTTTAAACGATTAGAACAAAATATTTTAGAATTAAATGCTTCAGATGAAAGAGGTATTGGTGTTGTAAGAAATAAAATTATTAATTTTACAAAATTAAAAACAACAACTGAAGACCCAAATTATCCATCTCCTCCATTCAAAATAATAATACTTGATGAAGCAGAATCAATGACAAAAGATGCCCAAACTGCATTAAGAAAAGTAATGGAATCTTATTCATATATTACAAGATTTATATTTATATGTAATAATATTCATAATATTATTGAACCAATACAAAGTAGATGTATGAAATTTAAATTCAAAGAAATACCTTGCAATAATATCAAAGAAAAAATATTAGAAATTTCAAATAATGAAAATATAAATATTAAAAATTCAGGAATAAATGCAGTAATAAAATTATCTTCAGGTGATATGCGAAAATGCATTTTATTTTTACAAAATTTAAAATATTTAAATATTAAGTTAAATAAAAAAAATATTTATAAAAACAGTAGATACATTACATATAAAAAGTTTAATAAATATGTTTTGAATATTAAAAATTGTGATGATGTTATTAATGTATCAAGAGAATTGAATAATGAAGGTTATTTATTTAATTCAATATTAGAATGTTATGTTAAATTTATACTCAAACAAAAAATAGATGATAAAACTAAATCAAAAATATTATTTGATTTAACAAATACTGAAAATAATATTAATAGTGGATGTGATGAAGAATTTCAATTATGGATATTGCTTAATAATATCAGAAATATTTTGTTTTAAATATTAAAAAATTAATACTTTTATTTATAATTTTATAATTTCTTATTTTTCTTATCTTTTTTTTCTTTCTTTTCTTTTTTTTCTTTCTTATTTTTTTTGTTTTTTTTATTGACAATTTCAGGTGAAATATCAACAATAAATGTTTTTAATAATTTTTTTTGTTCTAAATAAGAATCTCCTGGATTAGATTTTTCTTCAATTTCTTTTTTAATTTCTTCATTTTGAGATTTTTTAAGATTTCCTATTTTTTGCATAAGAATATTTGAATCAATTTGAAATATGCTTTTTTTCTCACTTAATGTTTCGGGTGGTTTAATATTATCATTTTTATAAGAAATAATTTGTGATTTAATATTTTGAATAGTTTTTGGTTTAATATTTAAATTGCCAAACTTTTTTTTATTTGTTTCTTTACTTTGAAGTGTAATTATATTTAGATTTAAATATATAGTATTATCTTTTACATAGAAATAATTTGTTTCAAATAAAATGCTGTAATTTATTAAATTATTATTTTTTATATCAAAAAAATTAATTTCATCACCGTCATTATTTGTTATATTTGAATTGTCATTTTTATTAAAAGATAAAACAATGGGATAATTATAATCTTTTTCTTTTAATAATTTATATGTGAATTTTTCATTTTTAAATTTTATTTCATAATTTTCTTTTATATATTCTAATATTTTTTTTAAATAATCCAATATTTTTTTATGTTCTTTGTTTTTATTATTTAAAGCAAAATATAAAGTATTGAAATCATTATATCCCTTAATAAATTTACAATGATTTATTAAAAACCAAAAATTATGAAATGGCTCGTCAATCTGATTATTATAAATATTATTAATGGTTTTATCCTTTGTTATACTATCTTTATTAATATCAATATATTCTTTATTATAATTATCAATATCCGTTAAATGATATTCTAAATTATCTTCATCCATTTTAATTGGTATTATATTTTATTATTGGTATTCTTTTTCAATTTTTAATTTTAATTATATATTATATTTTAATGAATAATATAACAACCAAAAATGAAAATAATATAATTAACTTTTATAATAATAATAATCAAATTTCTCCTTGGAATGATATTTCACTGAAAATTCCTATAAAACAATATTATTCTAATTTAGGTAATCCCCATAATAAAAATTTATTAGATGAAGAATATTTATATAATTTCATTTGTGAAATACCTAAATGGACCAGAAAAAAATATGAAATAAATAAAGAACATAAATATCATTCAATCATCCAAGATACTATTAACAATAAACCACGTGAATATGATTATGGAGACATTTATTTTAATTATGGAGCATTACCTCAAACATTTGAAGACCCTAATGTAATTTCAAAATTAACAAATCTAAAAGGTGATAATGACCCCTTAGATGTTATTGAAATTGGTTTAAAACAAATAAAACTTGGAGAAATAAAACAAGTAAAAGTATTAGGAATAATACCATTCATTGATAATAATGAAACAGATTGGAAAGTAATTGCCATTTCAACTGATGATATACTATTTGATAAATTATATAATATAAATGATGTTGAAAGAGAAATACCAAACTTATTAAATTCAATTATTAATTGGTTTGTTAATTATAAAAAAAATATTAATATTACAAATTATATTGGAATGAATGGAAAAATCCAAGATAAATATTTGGCTGAAGAAATAATTAATGAAAATTATTTACTCTGGAAAAAATACCACAGTTGAATAATTATATTAAATTATTGTCTAATTTCTCTTAATCTATCCAAAATTCTTAAACCTTGATGAAACGTATTTTTAATATAAATTCGGTTCGCCATATTTATATAACTAATATTATTATTTCCATTTGCTTTTAATAAAATTTGTTTTATATCATTTATATCATTTTTAAAATTAATAATTGAATTATTTAAATTATTATTGTTTTGATAGAAATCAATAGATGTTGAAATAAATTCATTATATTTAATAATTAATTTTCTAGTATCTTTTTTAATATATATATCTTTTTTTGGAAGTTTTCCATTTTCTAAAATATTTAATAAATTAAAATTATTTTTAAATTGTCTGATAGTTGCCATTATAAATAACAAAATTTAACAGAAAATTATATATAGTATAATATTTAAATAATATATTTTTTCAATTTTTTTTATTTAAATACTCTGTATTATGACAATAGATATAATAAGATGAATATTTTGATATAAATAATGAAGCTGATATTTTAATATTATCAGGAGATATTGGAAATCCATATGAAGATATTTATATGAATTTTTTAATAAAAGTATCAAATAATTTTAATAAAATAATCTTAATAACTGGAAATCACGAATATTATTGTCATAATAAATCAATTTTAGAAACTAATGAAAAAATTAAAAATATAATTACTGAAAATAAATTGAATAATATTATATTTTTAAATAATGAAGTATATATATATATAAATATAAGATTTATTGGATCAACACTGTGGAGTTATATTCATAATAAAAAAACAAAAAATTTAACAAATTGTTTTTTTCAAATAAAAGATTTTAAAATTAATAAAAAAAAAAAAAAAAAAATAAAAAAATATAATGAAATATATGAAAATAATAAATGTTTTATAAATGATAATTTAATAAATGATAATTTAATAAATATAGTTATTACGCATCATTTACCATTTTATGATTTAGTAGATAATCAATATAAAAATGATGATATGAATCAATGCTTTGCTTCAGATTGTAATGAAATTATTAATAGACAAAATAAATAAAACATTATTTTTATGTAATCCGGTTGGTTATCCAGATGAAAATGATAATATTTATTTGAATGAAATAATAAAAATTGAATGAATATAAAATTAATTTATTCATCAAAATTAGTTTTAATTATTTAAAAATAACAAATTTTAAATTTTTTATAAAAATAATCACTAAAAATATATGGAACATCATCATGTATTATTAAATAACCATCACATTCAATAATTGAAATTATTTTATCAATATTAATATCATCAAACAAATCTTTATAACATCCAACAATTGATATATTATCATAAATTGTTTTTTCTTCTAAATCTTTTAGTAAATATTGATAATGTTTTATAAAATTTACATCATCATGTTGAGTTCGTTTATTATTTGAATAACTAGGACAAATTGTACTATATTTAATTACAGGATTAGTATATAATTTTTGTATATTTTGAAAAATTTCTTTTTTATTTTCTTCTAAATTACTTTGAAAAGTCATAGGATCTACTACCATTCCATTTGAATTTATTAGATCAGGTAAATCTGTTTCATCCGATTTAACAATAAGTAATCTATTTTCAGATGTGCCAACAAATAATGTATTAATTACATTAATATTACGATTGTTATTTGTAGAAGTAGAAAGTTTAAAATAATGTGTCATAATTATTATCTTCTAAATAATTAAATACAGTTTATTATAATAATTGCAAATAAATAAATTTTCAATTTTTTAATTACATTTTTTATTATTTGCAATAAGTTTCTTCAATAGTATTTTGAGTAATTAAAGAATAAATATTAATTTCATTTAATTGTCCTATTCTATAAATTCTTCCAATAATTTGTTTTTCAACATCTTTCATAAAATTTGAAGAGCCTTTAATAGGTTCAAAAATAATTAAATTTTTAACAAAAGATAAATCAATTCCACAAGAATTTTTATTAGAACTTGATAATAAGACCTTACTATCAATTTTAAATCGTTCAATATCATAACTGTCTTTAAAAATAATATTATCAATATTTTCAATTTGTAATATTTTATTTAATTTTAGTAATATTTTATCATATTGTGAATAAATAATAACTTTATCATCTAATTGATTAATAATTTCAATTAATTTATTAATTTTAGAACTGTAATTATGTTTAAGTTCAGTATTTTTAGTTATTGTATATATATCAATAATATTAGTGTTTTTACGACATATAGAGCAACAAAAATTACTTTTTTTTTGTGATATTAATATTTCATTACATATTTTACAAAATATATGACCACAGGGCAATATACAATAATTTTCTGCATCTTCATTAATAATATCTAAACAAGTGGGACATTTTTTTTCATTATTAATTTGATTTTTAATAAAATTTAATCTTCTATTTTGATTATTTGTTATATTTTTTTGCTTTTCTATTAATTCGGTTAAATATTTTAATGCTTCTTTTTTATTATTAAATGAATTAAGTTTTTTTATTTTTTCATTATTATGAACAAATTTTTTTAAAAAATTATTATAACTATTACTTTTTAATAGGTTTGAAATTATTAAGTTGTAATAATTTAATTTATTATTTACATATTCACAATTGTCTTCAAATTTACTTATTATTATTTTTTTGAAATCATTAATATTCATATATTTTTCATCAGTATAATCCATTGTTATATCACAACATATTTGCCTTAAAATATCTTCATTAACATATTCTTTTAATGATAATTCAGAATCATATATTAATCTTTCATTAATATTTAATTGTAAAAATATATTATGTATATTAATTTTAGGTATAATAATTTCATTTGATACATTATTATACATATTTTTTTTAAATATTTTAGGAAATAAATCCCAAATATAAGAACATCTATAAATATTTTCATATGTTAATTCATAATTGGTTAAATATTGTGTCAAATAAAATAATGATTTATTATTAATAAATGGTGTTGCAGTGATGCCCCATTTATATTTACAATTCATTTTAATTAATATTTCAAAAATTTCTTCATTTTCATATATGTCATCCTCTTCATTAACAACATATGGTAATAATTCGTGTATTTCATCAATAATTAATCTATCAATTTTATAATTTTTAAATTCATTAATTGAATATTTAAATGTATTAAAATCTACAATCTTAATATTTTCTAATTTTTTATTAAAATGTAATTTAATTTGTTCTTTCCAACAATCAATTAAATGTTCTGGGACTAATATTAATGTTTTTATATTCAAATTATAAGAACATAAAGATAATAATTGTAAAGTTTTACCAAGTCCTGGTTCATCCGAAATTATTCCACCTTTAATTAGTGTTTTTTTAATTTGATTTTTGTAAATAATTTTATTATTATTTAAATTATAAATACGATTGTCTGTTAAAAATAATAATTTGTCATTTGTTATGTGATGTTTTAAAGGGTTTTGTTCCATTTCAATCATCCAATTTAAATTATTTATTTGATAATTATATAATTTTGTATTCAATAAATCTAATTTAATTTTTTTTAATTTATATTTAGGTTTTTTTTCTATCAATTGTTTAAATTTAATAAAATCAATATTAAATTTTGTATCATATTTCTCTAATAGATTATTTTGTATTTTAATTGTTCTATCAAATAAAGTTCTTAAAAAATTATATTCAGAATATTCAACAATGTTTTCAATTTTATCATTATCTATTAATTCAATATTATTAATATGAAAAAATAAAGATACAATTTCAACATCTTCTTTAAAATAATTTATATAATAAATATCAAATACATTATACTTTATATTATATTCTTTTTTAAGGTCTTCATTAATAACATTAATGTCCGGACAATATTTATTTAATTCTTTATATTTTTCATAAACATCATTATTTTTTAATATTTTTGGATTCTTAATTAAATCATCAAAATTTATATTATTTTTTTCATCTTCTTTGGAAATATTATAATAATTTTCTGAAATAGAAAAATTGTATATTAAGAACATTATTAGATAGTAATATTGTTTAAATATTATTTTCAATTTTTTTATATAAAAATAATTATATTGATATAATTTTGTGTTTTTTTTTATTGTTATATTTGTATGAAGTTAATTTGTAGTCAATTTTATTCAATAAATTATTACAAATTCTTTCTACAATATATTCAATATCATTATCACTAAAATAATATTCATCATCAAAATTATCAATGTCAAATAGAGGTTTATTTAATTCAAATTTATCAACAATTTTATTATAAAATTTTAATATTTGTGGAGTAATAACCGCTTTGTGTGTTTTAATACTTAAAATTGTTTTGCTTTCATTATCAAACACTTTATTAAGAAGTTTAAGAACACTTTTATAGTATTTTTCATTACTATTAAATTCTAATTTAACAATATCATTAATAGTATTATTTGTTGCGGTTACATAATCAAAGGACATTATCAATTTATAATTTATATATAAAATAGATTTTCAATTTTATTTTAAAATTTTTAGTATTAAAAATATAGTTAAATATATTTCATAATATTATTTAATATGTATTTAATTAAATTATTACTAATTTTTATTATATCCGCATATATTTATCATCATTACATTTCTTATTTTCCACATTTTCATTATTATGATGAATATGTGTATGTATTATTATTATGTATTGTTATAAATATGTTGTATTAAAAACAATATTTAAATATTAAAATTTTTATACATTTTTTATAATATTTTTTATATATTAAATATATTAGATTATGGCATATAAGTCTTTTGACATTTTACAAACACAAAATGATAAAAGAGAAATAAAAGGATTTAAATTAGACAATAATATAACAGCTTTGTTAATAAGTGATAAAAAATTAAGTAAATCAAGTTGTTGTGTTGGAGTTCATACAGGATATTCAGATGATGAATTTGGGGGAACAGCTCATTTTTTAGAGCATTTATTATTTTTAGGAAATAAACAAAATCCAGATAAAAATGATTTTCATTCATTTATTCAAAATTCGGGTGGTTATGATAATGCTTATACAACTCAAACTTCAACTTGTTATTTTATCAACATAAATACAAATAAAATGAAAGAAGCAATTGAAAAATTAGTTTGGTTTTTTAAAGAACCTCTTTTAGATGAAAAATATATTGCTTCAGAAAAAAATATAATAAATTCAGAACATAATAAAAACATTAACTCTGATGATTGGATAATATCATCATTATTTAAAAAATTTATGAAAAAATCAAATTATAAAAATTTTGGAACAGGTAATAATTCTTCATTAAAGGGTATTACAAGAGATTATATTAAAAGATTTTTTGATAAGTATTATAGATCTGATAATATTTTTGTATGTATTGCTGATTCAAAAAGTCTTCAAGATATGGCTTATCAATATTTACCAATATTTAATACTATACCATCAACTAAACTTGAAAATAAAGCATTTGATGATTTCTTTTGTTTAAAAAATAAAAATTTAATTATTTATAATTCAGTATCAAATCATAATATTTTGAATATATTTTTAATATTTAATTGTGATGAAAAAGATTATGATAATTCTCAATTAACAAGATATTTAATTAGTAAAATAATTAAATCAAAATATGAAAAATCTTTAGCATATTATTTATTAGAAGAAAATTTATGTTTTGATATTAATTGTAGTATTGATGAAAATTATGACAAACAAATGGTTATTAATATTAGTATAACACCATTAACTAATGATAAGAATGATATTTTTATCATTATTGAGTGTGTAAACAGTTTTATACATTACTTACAAAATATACCAGAAATAGACTTTCAAAATTTTTATAATAATTATAGAAATATAAAATTATTAAAAGCAAAATATAGCAAAAAACCAAATACAGATGATTTAGTTTTAGATACAGTTGAAAATTTAATGAGATATGATAAAAATTATTGTATAAACAAAAAATACTTTTTCACTCCATATTCAAATGAAATATTCAATAAATATAAAAATATCATTAATTCTTGTGAAATAAAAATAATAACTAATATTAAAATAAAAGATACAAATAAAATTAAAATCAAAAAAGATAAATATTATAAAGTTGATTATCATTTAACAAATATAAAGATTAAAAAGGATAAATATGATTTTTCATTAAGTAATTTTATTATTTTTAATGATATGACACCATTGATTGGTGGAAATGAAGCAAAAAAAGTTAATATAATGAATATTGATGACAATAAGAAATTATATCATACAAAAAATATATTTAATAATGATTTTACAGGATTTACAATAATAAGAAAAAATAATAATTTATTAAATAATGAAGCATTATTAATGTTAAATGTTTATATTAGCTTGATATATCAAAGATTTAAATATTATTTAGATCCATTAAATGATTTTGATATGAAATTTGGTGTTAGTATAACAAATAATTTTATATCATTTAACTTTTATGGTTTTAATGTTTTATTAGAAAATTATATCTTACATATTTTTAAGAATTTTCAAAAGAATGAAATATTACAACCTAATATTATTAATAAAATTAAAAAGTATTTTGATAATATTATTAAATCATATATTAAAAATTTAGAAAATGATAAATTTGATATGCCTTATAATTTATCACTAAATAAATTAGAAGATATTGTATTAAATAATATGTCAAATATTGATAAAATTAATTTTCTTAAAACTCTTACATTTGAAAAATTAATAGAAAATTATGAAAAAGTATTCTGTTTTGAAAACGAAACATTTATTTCAATTGGAAATATAAATAATCAAGATTTAATTAATAAATTATCTCATTATGATAATATTTGTAATACAAATGAAGTTATTGTTAATCCAATAACCAGATTTAATTTTATTTTTCCGGATAATGAAATAATTGATACTGAAAAAAATAATTGTATCAGTTTTTGTAATATTGTTAATAATATTATTTTAGTTCATAATAATGAAAAAATTATTATTAAAGAACAATATGAAAATGACATTATTAAAAATAGATTAATATATTCTTTACTATCAACTATTGTAAATGAAATTATTTTTAATAAATTAAGAACAGAAAAAAAACTTGGTTATATTGTAAAGTGTTTATTTATTAACTATCAAACTAATAATAATAACATTATGATTATTAATTATTTAATTCAATCATCAAAAGATATTGAATATATTAGAAAATGTGTTGAAGAATTTAATATTCACTTAAAAGAGTTAATTGAAAGAGGTAGTATTAAAAATAAATTTGATAGTATCAAAGATACAAAACTAAAAGAATATGAAAATAAAAGTTTTTCAAGTATTAAACAACAAATGTCATTTTACAAAAATAATATTATTTACGGTTCTGATAATTTTAATTATAAAGAAATAGAATTAAAAATATTAAAAAATTTAAAATATGAAGATATTATTAATCATTTAAATAATATTACAAATAATGAAAAATCAATAATTATTTACAAATCAAAAATTTGTTAATTTATAATAAATAAAAATATTAGGTATAATATTCTTTGCCATATAATATTTCATTAATTAAATAATATTTTTGTTTAATTTTTTTAAAATTTTTATTTACAAGTTTATTAGTTTCAATATTGCGTAATAAATTTTCTTTACAAGGTAATAATTTTTTTTCTGATATGTTAAAAGTATCAGGTAATAGTTTTAAAACTGTAATCCAGTCATTTATATTATCATATGATTTTATTGAATTTATTAAATATGTTTCATTTTCTAATTCTTCATCATTAATTATTTCTGTAATAAAATATAAATCAAATATATAATAATTTTTATCACAAATTGCTTTAAAAATATTTATAATAACAATAATATCATCTTTATCTAATTTAGATTTAATACCAATTAAATTAGAATTAGACAATTCTTCAAATTTTGTTGCATTGTTCGCATCAAATTCATAATATGTATAATATTTATAAGGAATATTTTCCAAGTTTTTTTCTTTTTCATTATATTTTTTAATAATAGATGTTATTAATTTCTCAATTGACATTATTATTTTCTTCTATAATTAATTATAAATTCTTAATTAATAAATTTTCAATTTTTTTTAGCTCTCTCTTGTTTTAATTTATCAGAATTTAAAACTGGATTAACATATGTATTATTAGTAGCTTCAGTTAAAATTTCACCAGCCTTTTTAAAATCCAATTGACCCATTTGAACCTTATAAAATGCTTTCATTTGAGCGATTAAAGGTCCAACATCCGAATCAACCGCAGATTTACATAATCTAAAATAATTACTATAAAAAATAGGATGTTTAGTTCTAACAATTCCTAACATTTCTTCTTTATTACTTTGATAAATTTCTTTGTTTTCTAAACAAGTTTCCATAACAGCAATAAAATCATCAGCAATATTAGCTACAGGTTCAGGATTATATGTTTCAGACATAATATTACTTTAATTTTATATTTTTAATTAATTTTAAACTTTAAATAAATTCAATATAATAAATTTCATTCACAAATGAAATATCTTTTATTCTATAATCTTTTGAAATAATTTTTGTAGAACATTTTAATTCTTTTAAAGATTTAAAATAATCTATTTTTTTTATTTTTGTATTAACAACATTTAATTGTTCTATATTGTTTAATATTGAAAGTTCATCTATATCATTATCATTGATTTCAAGAATGGTAATATTTGGACAATAAATATTATTAATTTTATTATTTTCACAATTTAACACATTAAGAGATATTGATAATATTCCCTCAATAATATTATTACTGCATTCTAATTCAATAATATTATTAACTTCAATTATTCCATTAATATTATTATTGCTAATATTTAAATATTTAATATTACTATAATTGCTAATATAATCTGGAAACTTATCAATGTTATTATTTGATAAATCTAACATTTCTATTTTACTTAATAAAGTTTTAATATTTTCATCATTAAAAATAGAATATAGTTTATCATTATTAAGTTTCATAACAGATAAATCTAAATAAAAATATTCTTCTTCATTACATTCATAAATTCTATAATCAATAATTTCTTTATTATGATATTCATTATATAAATTTTCAATAATTTCATTTTCAAAATATTTAATATTTTCCTTTTTGATATTATGTATATTTTTTAAATCTTGTTTTTTAAAAATAATTTCATTCATTTTAAATTATTATATTTTATAATCTTTAATATCATTATATATGTCATCTTTTTTTCTATTTTTTGGCTTTCCATTTTTTTGTATTCCAGAAATAATAGGCACATCTAATTTAATAGCGATTTCTTGAATTTTTTCCAATGAATGTGTTTTTTTAATTGAAGAAATTAGTGTAAGTTTATCATCTTTTGTTAAATTACATGTTTTATTAAAAATTTCAGTTTCTGTAATTTCTTTTGTATCTTCTTCACAAATAAATATAGTATCTGAAACTTTATATTTTTGTTCTTTTTCTTCTTTTTGTTCTATTTCAGAAATTTCTAATTTAAAATCATCATATGTTTGTAAATCAATACATTCAATTTTATCCTCTTCTTTAACATTATAATTATTATTAATTTCTTTAATTATTTGATTATCATTATCAAAATATTTATTATTTATATTATACAGTGGAAAATATTCATTGTCAATCTTTATAACGATTATATATTTTTTATAATGATTTGAATAAAATTTTACTCCATCATTTATAACTATCAAATTATACTCATAATTATTAAATAATGTATTAATATTTTCATAATTAAAATCTGTGTGATTTAAAGTTTTATAAACTTCTTTAATTTTATAAAGTTTTTCAAAATTATTTTTATTAATATAAGTATTATCATCAATCAATAATAAACAGTTAATACATTGATAAAAATATTCTTCATTGTAAATGGGACTGATTAACACCATATCATTAAAAGATATATTATCATTATTTTTATCTATGAATAAATTTAATTCACAAAAATTATAATCAAATATTTCATTGTTTTTAAATTTATCTAAATTCTTTCTTATATCTTTATTAGGATTGTGTTTATTGTCATCTCTATAACAATTTAACGAATATTCCACTAAATTATGTAATTGGATGGACATCTTTATTTATATGTATAATAATAATTAATTATCAATTTTTATATATGTGGTTTTTTTCATAATATTTTTTATTATATAAATAATATATGAATACATATAATATTAATGAGGTAAATGAAGAAAAAGATATTTGTATTAAAAATAACAAATATGATTATGAATTTAAAATTGACCTCAAAAATAGAATTGAAAAAATCAAAAATAAAGAATATTTGGCAGAAATTTTTACTATTATTAATAGAGACGAAAAAGGTCATATGGAAAATAGATATGGCATTTTTATGTATATTCACGAATTAAGTGATGAAACATATAATAAATTAGAAATCTATTTAGATAATTTATATTACAAAAATAAAATAAAACAATCAACACACTAATTATTATTATTAACAATATTATCAACATCTTCTAAATCATTAATACTAAAATTTTCTACTCCATAATATAAACTATTTATACTAATATCTTCAGATATTAATTCTTCTTGATGTTTGGCTTTTTCCATTAGTATTAAATTATCTTCTCTTCTTTTTTTATTTTTTTCTTTTTTAAGTTTTTTAATTTTTTCATTGTGTAGTTTTTCTTTTAATAAACTTCTTTCATATTTAAGTCTATCTTTCTTTTCTTGTTCTGTTTCAATATAATTATAATAACCATAAAATTCTTGATGTATCAATACAATTTTATTGTAATTTTTAACATTAAATTTAACTCTTTTATGATTTATATATGGCAATTTTTCTACTCTATTTGTAGATGGTTCAGGAGGAACACACATCAAATATACATCCACTGAATTATTTATTTTATTAATAACAACATTTTTAGAATAAAAATGCAATGTTTTATTAACAATATACAGTAATTTAATATCATCATCATTTGTATCATTTATTTCAATATATCCTTTAACATTAGGAATATTAAAATATTTTTTATAATTTGTGTAATTTTTATTTTCCAAATTAATAATTTCAGATTCTCCAATTATTACAGGTTCAAGTAGTAATGACATTTATATATTAATATATAATTTTCAATTTAAATAAAAATTGAAAATAAAGTGATAAATAATTTATTTTATAAATAAAAACGTTAAAATTTTTATTTCAAAAAGTTAAATAAATTAAATAAACAAATAAATAAAACAAACGATATTAAAAAAAAATACATTATTTAAATTAAAGTTTAAATAATGTAAATGATGAATATAAAAAATTGTAATTATGTTGTAAAATATGAGACACATGATTATGATAGGTTATAAATACATAAAAATGTGGATATATTGGATGTTAAAAATTTAAATATTATATAAATATAATTATATGGATTTAAACAAATCTCAAATATATGTTAATGGACCTATAAACTTTTTTAGATTAAAAAATAATAATAAAGATATTTATTTATTTTCGGATATTCATAAAGATTTAAAAAATCAAACTGAATGTGATGAAATTAATAGTATCAATATTGACAAATATTTTTTAAACTTTTTTAAAAATAATAAAAAACAAGTTGATTTTATGCTTGAAACATATAAAGATTATCAAAATAATTGTGAAAGCCAAAATTATTTATTTAAATTAAGAAAAATGTTTAATTCTTTTTATAAAAAAAATCCCTATTATGAAAATTTAAGAATTCATTATTTGGACATTAGAAATTATAAATATTTAGAACAAATACATCAAAATTCTTATTACTTGATTGATTATCTTAAAAGTAATAATATTTATAAATTTAAAACAATTAATGAAAAATTAGATACAATGAAGTTTTATCTCAATAAAATTATGGATTATTATGTAAATAATTTAGATAAAAGTTATGATACTGATAAAGAAAATATTTTTGAAAATTTATTAGATAAGATTATGAATAAATATAACAATATTGATAATAAACAAAAAATTAATAAATTTTTGGAAACTAATTTTTATAAAAAAATAAAATATACAAATGAACTAATTACTAATTTAAAGATTAAATTAAATGAATATTCAATAAATATTGAAAATAGTAATAAAAAAGATAAATATGTTGTTTGTAATAAAAATAAAAAAGATTATGAAAAATATATTTATGAATACTCATTTTATAACACAAAAGAATATTATGATGTTAAATATGAAATAAATAGTAAATGCAGTGAAATTAAAGAACAGGTTGATATTATTAAATTAACTATTATGGATTGTTATTTTTTAAGAAGATTTTTGGACAAAGATTACATAACAAATAATATTGTTTATACCGGTTTTATTCACACAATTGAATATTTATATTTCTTAGTAAAACACTGTGATTTTAAAATTGTTGAAATAGATGATAAAAATTCTTATACTATTAAAGAATTAAATAATATTATAAAAAATAATAATTCAATTTATGACGTTATTAATATTCTTTTATCTAAACAATCATTCAAACAATGTGTCAAGATAAATAAGTTATTTAATTAAATATATAAGGAATATTATATGGATAAAGATATTTTATATCTAAATGGACCAGTAAATTTTTTTAAATTAAAAAATGGTGATAAAGAAGTTTATTTATTTGGAGACCGTCATAAAAATATTGAAAATCAAGGAGAATGTGATGAATTAGAAAGTTTTAATTTTGATAAATATCTAAAATACTTTTTTAAACATAATACAAAAAATATTGATTTTATGCTTGAAATACCTATAAAACCAAATTATAAAATTGATTATAATTATAATGATATATATTTAGACAAAATAAGAAATGTATTTCAAGAATTATATGATAAAAATCCTTATTATAAGTATTTAAAAGTTCATTATATTGATATTCGCTTTTTTAATAATATTAATGAACCATTTTTATATGTTAGAGATATACAAGGTTATATAAATAACAAAGGATTATATGATTTTCAATATATAATAAATACATTAGAAATTATTAATAAATTATTAAATGAACAAATTAATATAATTGATAAATATTATAAAGATGAAAAAAGTAATGTAGATAAAGAAAATATAGTAGATGTTTTATTTAATAAAATAATTACAAAATACAATAATAAAGAAAATAAAATTAAAATAAATAAATTTTTTAAAGTAATGTGTTATGAAAGAATGAAATACATAATAGATGAAATTACAAAATTTATTACTGATTGTAATAAATATCAAAAAATATTTGATGATAATAAAGATAAAATTGAAAGAAAACATATGAATAGTAATAAAGAACTTTATAAACAATATTTATTATTAGAAGGTTTTGATGATACGGATGAATATAATAAAATTAAAGATGATGTTTTAATTACTGGTGAGAAAATAGAAACACTAATTCAGGATATTGGTGTTTATATAATGGATTGTTATTTTTTAAGAAGATTATTAGATAAAGATTATATTAAAAATTCAATAGTATATACTGGAGCTTTTCATAATACTGACTATTTACATTTTCTTGTTAAAAATTATGATTATAAAATTGTGGAATATGGAACAATAAATGATATATCATCAAATGAATTAGAGAAACTTATTAAAAAAACGGATAGTTGGATGGATATATATAAATATGTTGATAGTAATAAACAATGTATCAAGATAAATAAATTTTTTTAGTTAAAGATGTAATACAATATAAAAATTATAAAACATCTTATGTTAGATTAACTCAACCACTAACATCGTGGTAATATCTATTAAACTAACTTTTGAAACTCAACCACTAACAACGCGGTATATCTATTTCAAAAATAAAGACAATAAAGCACAAACACAAAAGACGAAATCCAACATATCAAGATTGATATTAAACCCAATACCACCAAGTTCCATTCCAACAATAAATTTTGGTCTTGGATCGTGTGTAGTAGTAATATAAGGTTCAATTAATCCAACACTTGAAAAAGGTTCTAAATATTTCATCCAAAAACCTAACTTCTTACCAACTTCTTCTTCCAATTCACGATAGGATGCTTCCTCAAAGGTTTCACCTTCATCAACAAATCCACCAACCAATGCATAACAATTTTTTCCTGGAGCAAACATTCTGGTAATAACCAAAAGATAAGTTTCTCCAAAGTATTTAATTGTTAATACAACATCAACCGCTTTTTGAGGAGTTTCCATTTGATTACCTTCCTTCAAACACCATTGATTAGTGCAACCATCAATATCATCAGGATGTGGAGTTGTAAATTTTTCAAAAAATAAATAATCTTTATAAATATCAACATTAAATTGTTGATAAAGATTATTGAATCTCAAAAAATTTTCTCCAGAAGCATTCTTCTCATCAATGACTTTATTAATTTCCACTTTCAACAAATAGACATAATAAGAAGCCAAATCAGAAAGGTCATACAATCTTTCCATTATATGGTTAGGAATAAAGCCAACAGATGACTTTAATCCCT